AACCTATAATATTAGGCGCATGGGCAAGAGCAATCGCAGAAAGAGGAGAAGATGGTGGTACACAATCAGCTATAGCAGCTGAAGAAGCTTCTAACTCTTTAAGTCAAGCTGTCATGTTAGATAGTGGACATATACAATTTGAATCTGACTGGTTTGTAGGGACTATGAATTAATGGCTAAAGAATTATCATATCAACCTTTAAGAGATATTGGTGTTAATGGATTAAATACACAAAGTAATCCTGCAACATTGGACCCTTCTTGGTTAACTGCTGCAGATAATATAGTACTTAGAGAGTCTGGTCGTATTGCTTTTAGAAAAGGATTCAAACAGAAAGTAGCCCCTAGTGGAACAGCAATAGGTTCTATTGTAGAACATAATGACCAAGGAACTAATAAGATATTTGCTAGTCATGGTACTTCTATTTATACAGTAGATTTTACTACTCCAGCAGCAGCCTTTCCTACTGGTGATGATGATACTAAACATACAGTAGCTAATTCAACAGGTGATTGGCAATTTGTAAACTTTAATAAAAGACTACATTGCTTTCACTCAGGAGTAGTTCCACAGCGTTATGATGGAGCTTTAAGTGGGGGTTCTATGTGGGCAGCTTTTCTAGATGCGACAAAACCTGCTGGTGTAACTACATTTGACCCTAGTTGTGGTATGGGTTACTATGGTAGAATATGGTGTGGAGGAGTAGGTGAAGGGAAAGATGTTTTGTACTACTCTACTTTATTAGATGGAGATGATTTTAGATTAAACTCAGCTAATGCTGGTTCTGATGGTGGTTCTATTAGTTTAAGGACTGTATGGGGAACTGATGACATAGTAGCTATAGCTCCTTTTTATGGCAAGATAGTTATATTTGGCACTAATAATATTGCCATATATGATAGTCCTAATGTAATAGGAAGTATGGCTCTTAATGAAGTTATTCGAGGAGTAGGCTTAGTATCTAGAGATAGCGTACAAGCTATTGGAGATGATTTAGTATTTTTATCTAATACAGGACTACGCTCTTTAGCGCGTACTACAGAAAAAGACAAGTTGCCTTTAACAGACTTATCTTTAAATGTAAAAGATACATTAATAAGGCATATAGGACAAAGCTCTGCTGTTAAATCTATATATGTAGAAAATGAAGGTATCTACATTATGACTTTTACAGCAAGTAACATTACTTATGTTTTTGATTTTAAACATAGAACGCCTAATAATGCGCCTCGTATAACTACTTGGACATTTGACAATGACAGGGAGCCTGCTAGTATGGCATACACTACTTTGTATGGTTTGTTAATAGGGCAGAAAGATGGAAGCTTAGCTGGCTACGAACAATACTATGATACTGATTTAGCAGGAGCCTCTACTTATACAGATAGTTCTTATACTGCTAACTTTGCTACTACATGGGTAAATTTAGGAGAGTCAGTAGCTGCTGCTTTACTTAAAAGATTATTTATGGTTTTAGAAGGCGGTTCTGGAGCAACTTTAGGTTTAAAATGGTATAAAGATTTTAGTCCTACACCTTCTAAAACTACATCTATTACTTTAAATCCAGTAACAACAGGTTCTACTGCTTTATGGGGTGCTAGTACATCTTTGTATGGTAAATCAGGTGTTACTTATAAACCTGTGTTTGGATTACAAGAATATAGAACGCCATTAACAGGTTCAGCTAAGAATTTAAAAATAGCAATAAGCATAGAATCAAATGGTTTTGATACTAGTCTACAAGATTTAACACTTCTACACAAACAAGGGAAAATAAGATGAGTAATTATACAATTGCAGTTGCTTGGTCAGGTAAAGATGCGCTGTCTGATTCAGATGCAAACAAAGTTATATCAGGCGCAGACTTTAATACAGAGTTTACAGCAGTTCAGACAGCAGTAAACACAAAAGCAGACTTGGCAGGTAGTGCTTCACAAGCATTTAGTGCTACAACAGCAAACGCAGGAACTAACACAACACAGGTAGCTACAACTGCTTTTGTAACTGCCCAATACGCTTATCCAGTAGGTGCTATTTTTACTACAACTACGGCTTATGCTAATTCAGCAGCAGTAGTTAGTGCTATAGGCGGAACGACTTGGGTAGCCTTTGGAGCAGGTAAGGTGCTTGTAGGTTTAGATTCTGGTGATAGTGACTTTGATACTGCGGAAGAAACAGGTGGTGCTAAAACGCATACATTAACCATTTCTGAAATGCCTGCTCACACACACAGCTATGACAAACAGGTTACATCAACAGATGCTCTTAGTATTCACGACATTAGCAGAGTAACAGGTGGAAACACAGGTGCAACAACAGGCTCAACTGGTGATGGTGGAGCACACACAATAGTACAACCATACATAGTAGTATATTTTTGGAAACGAACAGCATAATAATTAGGAGATAGAGAGATGGCGGCATGGGCACAATTAATAGGAGCTGGAATATCAGCTTGGAGTAGTCATAAAGCAAATAAAGATAATATGCAAGGACAAAAAGATGCCTTTAAAGATTCTTTAGATGCGGTACAGAACCAGAATGTTTCAGGAGGTTGGGGTGATTATAGAAAGAACCCTGATGGTTCTTCTACTTTAACCTTAGCTGATAAATACCAAGAAGAATCAGACTGGGCATTAGAAGATGCTGCTGCTAATAAAGGCTGGCTATCTCAATATCAACAAGGTGGACCTGCTGCAGCTGCTGAGACTCTATTTAATCAACGAGTAGACCCTTTACGTAGACAGCAAGCTAGAGAACAAGCTTTGTTTGATGAACAAGCTAAGGCTAGAGGTATGTTAGGTGCTACAGAAACTGGGTGGACAAGAGGACAAAATACTAGAGGTTATCAAGAAGCAGAAGCAGGTGTTTATAATCAATCTTATATGGATGTACAAGATATTATTGATAGGTATAGAAATAGAATATCTACAGGCGTAAGTGAATCTGTTAATATCGAAGGCTTACCTATGGATTACTTTAATGCCTCTACTGCTGAAGCTAAGAATAAAACTGGAGTTGCTCAGAAAGGACTTGAGGCTTTATCAGGAGGAGCAACACAGAAAGCTGAAAGTTATTCTAAGTTTGGAAACAAGTTTGGAAACCAGATAGCTAATAATAAGTTTGGTTTCAATGGTTTATTTGGTAATGCTACCAAAACCCAAGCATCAGGTAATCTTTCTAGTAGATTTGATAGTAAAGGTTATACACCTAAATCAGCTTTAAGATAAATAAACAATTAGGAGATATAAGATGGCACTAGGTCGTTCAGCAAGTATGACAGAAGATGCAGGAGCAGCAGGCGGTATGCTAGGAGAGGCAGCTGGTGCTATTTTTGGTTTAGAAGATAAAGAAGCAGCAGTAGAAAGAATACTTCAAGGTGCTGACTGGGAAACTGAGGCAGGTAGAGATGCTTTACTAGCTGCGGTTGGTAAGATAGACCCAGATGCTTATGCTGAGTTACAAAAGCAAATGAATGAAACAGCTCTATCTGATGCTAATACTAAAAATACTTTAATGAACTCAGAAAATCAGTTAATTGCACATAAGCAAAAGATATTTGGTGCTATATATACTAAAGATTTTGAAAGAGACGCTAGTAATCAAGGTGAAGGATTTGCTATTCATTATTTCTTACAAAAGAATGATATAGATTTTGACCCTAAGAAAGTTAAAACAATAGCACAAGCAAAAGCTCTAATTAAAAAACACATGGGTAAGAATAGTGCTTATAAAGGTACACAAAATCAGTTAGATGCTTATGTAGAACAGCAACGAAATATGTATATACTGATGAGAGCCACATTAGATGCAGGTGTAGAGATAAAAGGTGGTACTGATACAACTGCTGCAGTTAATAAATTTGATGCTCCTGTAGAAGATACATCAACTGAAACTCAGACTGAAACTCAAACTATACCTACAGACTTTAATCCTCTAACTACTCCTGAAGGACCTGATTTCAAAGCAGAAAAGGATGGACAGATGGGAACTTGGAGTTTTTATAATGATTGGATAGGCGGACAGGGTGGACATGAGATAAAGGAATGGAGATTTACACCTGATATGGGGAGTGCATATACAAACGAAGATGCTATTGTATATGCTGGAGCAACAGCTAAAGATATGGAACAATATTATAATAACTTCTTATAATTTAGATGGCTTTTCAAACAGAAGAACAAAGAGAACAACAGATACAAGCTGAACTAGCTTTATACCCTCCTACAACTGAAGACTTTAGTTATGGTGCTGGTTTTATAGGTGGACATCAAAGTGTTGGTTCTTGGTTTACTTCTGGCATTACTGGTTTAATACTTAGTAAAGGTGCAAATGAGGATGAACAACGTAAGTGGTATGTTCAAAGAAATGGTATACAGTTTGGTAAGCAAGTATTAGAGGATAGAATAAAAGCTTATGAAGATGTAGGTAAGTATAGAAAGCTTACTAAAGAAGAGTTAGCTGATTACGCAGAACACCAACGTAGAGACTCTTTACTCCAAAGAGACTTAGAGTATGTCTTTAATAATGAAAGAGGAAATTTAGATGCTCCTATAGACTCTAAAGGACAAAGTCTTAGTGAGAGGTGGGGAGTAAATTCAGAAGATGAGCAAGGCTTATTAGAACTAATGAAAGTTCTTAAAGATAATCCTGCTTATACAGGTGGTGTCTTTACTGCTGAGATATTAAAAGACTTACCTTTAAGTGTATTAGCTTGGTTAGGTTTAACAGCTAAAGGAGCTTCTGGAGCTGCTGCAATTACTAAAGCTCTTAATAAACTTAATAGTATACAACCTGCTGCTCTTAGAGGATTAGCTAAGATGGGTACTGGTGTAGCGTCCGGTGCTGGAGCTGGTGCTAGTTATGAAGCAGCTTATACTCAATTAGAGCAAGGAGATATTAAAGGTAAGAATGTTAAAGCAGGTGCAGCTTTCGGTGCTGCGTTTGGTGTACTGGCTGGATTAGGTATCATGGCTAGAACATCTAAAAATACACCTAAACCTAAAAATAAAGCTTCTAAAGAAGATACTGAATTAACTGCTATAACAGAAAAAGTAATACCTCAGAAAGAACAAGTTGAAATGAAAAGAGTTGTTCATAATATTAACAATAAAAAGGAGAACTTACATCCTTCGATTCAAGAAGGTAAGGATTATAGGAGTGTAGACTTAGGTACTAAAGAAGGTAGAGCTACAGCTAGAGAATTAGGATGGTTAGAAGGTAATAAACTAGCAGGTTTTAGAGGTATTCGTACATTTGATGGTGTAGATGGTATTCCTTATATTGCTAGTGATAAAGCTAAATTAGCTAAGACTTATAGAAGTATTAAAGATGATGTTAATTTCAAGAAAGTTACTCCTACAGAAAGCTTATTTCTTAATGACTTTAATAGTTGGGAAGTATTTCTACATGCTAGAGAAAAGACAAAGATTGATTTAGCACGAAAAGAACAAGAAGCAACTGCTAATGGACAGCCACCAAACTATAAAAGTCCTCAAGAAAGAGAAGAAGTTCTAGATAAATTAGCACATGAAGAAGTTATTAGAGCTTACAATCAACAGGCAGAAGCTTTAAAATCTCCTAGTGAACGGAATGTTGAAGAGGTTATAGAAGAGATAGAAGCTACACGAGGTGCTCCTGATGCAGTTGATGTAAACACTACAAAAGGATACGCAGCTAAAGCAAGTGATTTCTTAGAAGGTAAGTCTAAAGTAGCAACAGGACTTACTATAGGCGCAGGAGTAGGAGCTTATGCTTTATCTGATAAAGAAGAAGGCGACCCTAAGACATCAGCCTTAGTTGCGATGCTAGCTGTAGGACTCGGACCTAAGGGTTATAGAGCTTTATCAGGTAAGTCTTTAAATGCTGTAGCTATGAGAATTAAAGCACAGGTAGCTAAAGGATTAGAAGTAGATTCTAATTTAGCTAAGATATGGGAACTTGAGTCACAACGTATTATAGAGCAGTTAAATACTTTAGATGAGTCTACTGTAAATAGAATAATAACTGCTATTGAAAATAATACAGACATAGCAGGACTAACTAAAATCATTACAAAAGACTATCCTAAAGGTATTCCATTAAGTAAGATTAAGAAAGATATAAGAATATTATTAAATCAGATAGGAGATGCAGCAGTAAAGTCTGGATTAATAAAAGATAAGAATGAAGTAATGAAGCTACAGATGGAAGGCTTAGACGATACGGGTAATATGGGTGCTTTCCTAAATAACTACTTCCCTCACTTGTTTGTTAATATGGATAAATTAACTGATGATGATTTAGCTAAGATATTTGGAAGATTAAAGAATAAGAGTACAGAAAAGAGGACTATAAGAGGAACACTTGAGGAGATTCGAGAAATGATGAATCTTCCAGAAGGACATAAAGATAAGTTATCTTCTTCTCTTGAACTTTTAGGAGCTAAAGATGCTATTAATGTTTATGTACAAGGGATGTCCAGAACTATTATAGGTAGAAATGCTATAAATAGTATGCTTAATTTAGATTTAGATGGTGGTGGTAAAGCAATACCAGCTATGTTATCAGTAGCAGACTTAAATGTATTAAAGAAAGGTAAGCATTTTACTGAACAAGAAGGTTTACATTATAAGATATTTGACCATCCTGCTTTAGAAGGTTTTGCAGC